TCTTGATCAATTGCCATTACGCTAGGATCTACAGTTAATTCTTGTTTAGGGTCAAGAGTAACCCTTTTTGCCATACTCATCCCAATGGTATTAGCTCCGTTGCTTAACGGCTGATTACGTACTCTAGAAATGTTTTCAACACTAATAGGATACGACCAGCCGAAAATGGCAGCGAAAGATTTAATACCACCAAAAATCATTGATGATGCTCTGGCAAAAGGTGCAATATAAGGAACTGCAGTTAAAGCATTAGATACTTGCGTCAACCCTGATGAAATTCTTTCCACAGGTCCAGTCTCTCTTTCATCGAGAGAACCTGATTCTGTGGTTACTGATAATACTGTACCCGTAGGACAGCCTAAATCAACATTCTCTGCCCAAGCATAAACTTGAATAGAGACAGCAGAAGGAGTGGCAGAAACACTTCCTACATCATTTATAGAATAAATGAAAAGTGATCCTGCATTTTCAAAGTCATAGAATGACGTAACATCAGATATCGCAGATGAAGCCGAATTAAACAGACTATGCATCTGATTAGGCGAAATGAAAGGAATACTCAAAGTAACTGGAGTATTCTCATTTACATTAATATTCACTCTGCCATACTGCTGAGACATATAATTCAAAAACAATGGCCGCCACGTCACTGGTTGTAACGCTAAAGCAGCTCTATGCTGAACTAAAGTCTCATTAGCTGTAGGAAAAGGAAAATATGATACCATAAGCCGCCCTAAATGGAAGGGGGTACCGGATACGGAAATTTTAATCTTTAAATCTCCTCGGAAGTAACCATAATTTCTTAACTTTGCTCTAACAGCAGGATTAAGTGACCATAGATCCCAAATATCAAGAACGGAACTCAATGAAGAGCCCGAAGCAACAGTCAGGGTCGTAAGTTCAACAGGTCTAGAGAGAAAGTTATCTATATATAACATCTCCGCTTGTCCTGCATCAAGTGTTTCCTTATAAACACCTGCATCATACGTCTTTGTTTCCTCACCTCCAACATCAGTGACATTATCGAGGTTATCTTCCTTAGACGATGCAATTGCACCATCTGAAGATTCGCCCAATTTACCAGATTCTGTGAATATGATAGATCGTGCAACGACTTTGTCTTGAATTTCACGAAGGTAAGCAAGAGTAGCAAGTAGATCAGAAAGATGAGTTCGTAACGCAATACGAGATCTAGGCACAGATGCGCCTAAATAAGAACGCAACTCAGGATTCTTCTTCAACAACTTGATACTATATGAATCACTCGGATCGGTAGATAAAGTAAGATACTTTTCAACATAAGCAATCTTAGTAATAATCAAATCGATTTGGTAATCCAATGATTGAGAAACATTTAGGTCTTCCTCAGGGTAACCTTTTAATTCATCATTAAAAGCGAGTCATTAAATAAAACACACACACCCGGCTCAAGGTGTGGTGAGTTTCCGCATTCTATATTTTTGTTTATTTATAGAGGATGGTTATAGACTAACCGGATTAAATAATCCTCCTCTGTGGGGTCGCCCCGCCTAAGGCTGTTTCACGTGCGGTATGAAACAGCCCCGGTATCTTGGGACTAGTGTGAAAAGTTGTCCAACAACATTTCGTATGTTGGAAAACCTTTCACGAGGACACTCTGAGAAATCCCAGAGCCCTCACACAAAGCCATCAGGTCCGACCTGAAGGCCATAAAACTAGCTTCATCATGCAAGTGGAAAAATGCTTCCCACAAGATAGATGTAGTAGTACTCATCAATTGATCCAATTCAGTCACTGCTGAACTAGGAGACATCCATTGCAGAGCTTTATACAACGAATCTAATGCCAATGGGGCAACAAATTTATCCAAAGCTTCATGTTTTACAAAAGTTCTCTTTAAAAAAGAAATTTCCTTGTGATGCACAAACTTGGTTAAATCCGACCCTTTATCTGTAGCCGTAAAACCCATTCCATAATCGTCTTCAACAATCTTTTGATAAGTCAGATTATTAAATCTGTCGGCAACATCATCCTTTACTGCGGCAACAACATCGTCGCCGTATGTAATAGGTAAAACATGTTCAAAGAAATCCAAATCAGGACACACCTTTATAAATCCGTATACAAGCATTAATAATCCCCTAAGAGAATTATCTTCAGCTGTACCGTATTTACCAGAAGGCTGATTTCCACATTTATAAAAGAGATCATTTAACATAGCTAATACTGGAAAAGCTAAGTCACTTAATATTCCTTTAAGTATATGGAGCGCAGCAGGAGAATATCCTAATTTTTCCGCTAATTTATATATAACTGTATTAGCCATATATGCAATGTCAGAAGGCATAGTTACATCATAATATCTGTAATCACCTTCCATCATATTCAAAGCAAAATCTATCAATTTATTATACAAATCATCAGCAGCAGAATGCATATCTATACCAACACCTGTACAAAATAGATCAGAAAACTGAACCATTAAAGTATATATAGGACCTAAATGCATACGAGCTATAATGAGATCTGGCAAGTCCATGGCATAAAACACACGTGTTTTCCCAACTTTGACTTTCTCCTTGTCTCTAGGCTCATCTTTTAAATGACATTGAAAAACAAAACCTTCTGAACTGTCACACATATACGATTCAATACGATCCGCAACGCGCTTCACTATTTCTGAAGTAGGTTCTCTTAACCAGTCATCATTCTCGTCACATAGCTGAAGATATTTATCTTTTTTTCCATCAAGACTATATCCAGCTCCAGTAGTAGGATTAATACGCCTAAAATAAAAATCTTCTTTAGCGCCATTAATAGCAGTACGCATATCAACCGGACTTAAGGTATGAACTCCTTTTTTAAGGAGGCCATTGAAGACTCTATCAAAAACAACATCAATAGTTTTAGAACATATAACCGGATCTAAACTCTTAGACATAATACCTAACTGACGCGCAGCTAAGTTATATGGATTTATATATTCTCCATGAACTTTCTTTGGACCCATAACAGGTTTAACATATTCTATACTTGGTATAAAACCGTTAAAATGATTAAAAAATAATTCATCTAATCCATCAGCAATCGATGTCTTTTTAAGACGCGATTTACCTTTAGCAAGTGTCATCTTCTGATTATATCCTAAGTAAACAACTCCTGGCATTTCTTCATACCTAAACAAAGATTTTGCCGATGGAGAAACTAATTTATCAATATAATTGAATGATAATACTTCCACATAATGAGAGTTAGATTTAACTATATTTATAGCACGCGAGAGTAATTCGTATGAAACTTCCATAGCGAAACACTCATCTCTCTCTGCAGCAGCACAATGAATACCTACAAAACAAGATCCACCATTAATTTCTGCAAATACGGGTGTACCACACATACCTGCATAATGGGAAGAATATGTATATGTAAGAGGAGCAGAAAACCTGATCTTATCATTGTTCCAATTAGACGCAACAACTACACCTAGACTCTTAGAAAGACTAATTCTATCACCTCGAATCGAGGCTCTAGCTAATGCGTAATTAGCACCTGCTTTAGAAACGTGTTTCATAATATTTTTAAATCTATATCCGATCAATCTTACTAGAATCAAATCATCGGTAATATCTGCACATTGAGATAAATCCAAATTGATTTCCTGTAAAATCTTTTCATCAGAGACATCAAGTCCTCTGCAAATAGAGATTTTAAAAATATTAGGGTCATGTATAGCATGTTTATTTACAATTGCATAATCTCCGCAAATTCCAAACAAGCGTGTTTGATTTCTCATCACTTTATCGCCTGATTTGTAATAAATTACAGCAGACAATACATTGCTTGCAAAAGCTGCATCTAACTTAGTACAATCCTCTGTAAACAATGCTCTGTGATTAACAACACGATGATTATTCCACCGCGGGTTAATTTTACTTGGTATACGTTCAATACTCCTACCATAACCATTATCATCTTCGAATTTTTCCATTTTAACGAACTCTTCATTTCTATCGGAAAAAGAAGACGACTGTGTAATAACTTTCTTCCTATATTGCTTAATATAATAAACAAGAGGAATCAAAGCAATAGTACAAGCACTTGCAATCTTAGAACAAAAGACAATCTGATCAGCATATTTCAAAGCTTTCAGGGGGTTTATAAAATTCCCATTAAACAAATAATAATTAATCTTCACTTTTGCTCTCTTATATCGAGTATCAAGATCATCAACTATTCTAAATCTATAACATAAACGTTTTAATTTAGCTTCATGTGATCTAAAAAACAATACCACAAGAAAATTATAAAACAAAACATTATAAGGTAAAATACACAGAACAATCATCCAGAAAATGGCAACAAATTCCATGCGCACGTCAAAACCTGCGCTCGGTACAAGCAAGAGTCCAAAAACCCTAGCCATATTGAGTATAAACATATACAAAAATTGTTTCGTAGCCATATACCAAGGATTATGCAAAACATAACACTTGAAATATGCATAAGCCACTTTAGCCTTCATGCTAATAGACGTTGCAGGAACAGGTCCAGCTTCCGTCTTAGCTTCGGGTGCCAATTCTTCTTCAAGTCTTCTCATATTCTCAAATTCATTTTCAATATATCTCGTCATATCTTCAGACATATAATCGGTGAAATCTTGAATATTATCAAACTTATGAGCAGTAAGTAATTTACCCTCACGGGTTCCAGGTTTTTCTTTATATTCTTTAACATAGAACATATACTTATCTAAGTATTCA